CTAACGAACCAGCCAGACCAGCATCAGGATAATCGCGACTAACAGTATCCACAGCGCGGGACGCGTTGCCATATTTTGCAACGTGTCCATCATCGGTGGAAAAGGATTAAGCAGCGGTTGCATATCACGCGGATCAATCCCTTTAACCCGCCGTTGATAAAGCTGATTAAGAATATCCTCGGCCTGGGCAGAAGAAAGCGATGATTGCGCAGAAAGGCCATATTTTTGCTGGATATATGCCGATAACGCCGCCAGTTCACTGGCATCTAAAGGTTGTTTTAGCGCCATCTGTAGTGATTCCAGCGTCGGCGTATTTTGCTGGCTTAACGTCTGGCGCGCCTGCAACCAGGTCACCAGATGGTTAAACAGTTTCGCTGGAATTAACTCGCCATCTTTCACCCCGGAAAGTTCCAGCATCGATTGCCAGATCTGTTTGCTGGGTTCCCCCGTTGCCGCCGCAAGTTTGGTCACCAGCTGTTTTAGCGCATTGTGCTCCGCCGGTAATAAAGGACGGTCGGTCGCCTCGCGCTGCTGTGGTTGCGGAATAACCATCTTCCCTTCCTGCAACAGGGTGAGAATGGTTTTTAATTGCTCCGGTGAGAGCTGATTCAGCGGCGTCTGACCAAAGTTATGACGGATATAATCCGTGACCGCCTGACGATTATTCCCCAGACGTAAATACTCCCCTAATTGCGCTAAAAGCTGGCGGGCAGAATGGCTTTTTTGCGCGGCCAGCAGACGTTGCGCCAGATTATGCTCAGCGGCAGGGAAGTGACGCGAAAGCAGCGGTGAATCTCCCGACAGACCAATATCGTGCCTGATACCCGCCCACAGTTCTGCTCTTTGTTGTTGCGTCAGTGAGGTCACTTTCGTCATTAAGCTTTCCAGCGAAGTACGTTGCTGACTGGATAAAGGCTGATTGCCCGCGCCAGACGGCAGGTTATCTCCCTGACCTGGTGGTTGCCCAGGAGGAGGGCCGGAAATAGGTTGTATCATTACGTATCCTTATACCTGAAATCTTCGCAAGTATGCCTGGCCGCGAGATTATGGCACACTTGTCCGGTTAACTCTCGTCTCATACAGGTAACACAAACGTGAAAATCCTTGTTGATGAAAAAGATGTTGATTTAACTTTTTGATATAAAAGGATTTGTATCGGCGCATGTCCACGCAGTGACCACATTTTCGAGTTATAGATAACACAAAGCCCGTTTCACGGGCTTTGTGTTATCTGTGATTGTGGCTTAGCCGCATGGTTTATACTATTTCCAGTTACAGGCTTCTTGAAGCGGTTTTAGCGTGGTTGACAGGCCGTTTAAATTGAAAGTTGCACTTACAGGGCTTTCATTATAAGGGGTTATTTTTGCATACATTTTGTTTGAGTTGGCTAGTTTTCTGATGAAGTTAATGTCATTGCCTTTATAAAAAACAGCCTTTGTATCTGTAGATACTAGCCAGTTTCGCTCAACTGCTTTCTGTTTATCAAGGCGATACAGCATGCTGGTTTGTTCAAGGCCTAAATATACATCCCAATTAAGAAATACTTCGGTTTTCTTTTCTCGGCAAGCTATAAACAGAGTAGGGGTAACCGCTTCTCCAAATGGAGTTCTTATATAATCATCACTTTCTAACGATAAAATTACATTTTTCGAATCATCAATTGGCGATGTAGTAATGGATGTGTGCCATTTTCCTGTGTCTGTGGCTTTCTCTAATTTTGATTTAGATTGCGAAACTTTTTCCTGTGGAAATAGTTTATCGTAGCAGTTTACTCTAGTTTCTTTATCGGTTTCTGCTCGGCATTTAGATATCTCAGAAAGATTTGGTTGCTGAGCCTCTGTTGTTACTAGCTGTTTCGATTTAGATTTTGAGCTTACAGGCGGAGTAAATGTTGGAGAAAAAAAACGGTCATAACAAGATAAACGTCTGTCATCATCTTTCTCATCAGGGCATTGATCTCTGCTTTCGAATTTTTCAGCAACTGTCGTTCGAGTCGGTTGTATTGACTTATCATAACAAGAAAGTCTTTCTTTATTATTTTCTATTGCTCGGCACTGGAGTGATGACTTAAAGTTATTATGCTCAGTTGCTGCGTGAGCAGGTAGCACACTAATTGATATAAATGATGCACCTATAGAAATAATCATATTTTTCATTTTGTTATCCCTTTGGTTTAGTAAGAAATACTAAATTTCCGATAATGATATTGCCAATAACCCATAAGCCTCCAATAGCAATTAAACCTAAGCCCGTACCAATAACTGTACCGGCTTTTTCGGCATCGGATGTGGCGTTGTTTATTATTTCACCAACCTCTCTTAGCCCAACACAAATCGTGTAGATTATAAAAATATTAAATAATATGAAAAAATACTTAATGAGTTCTCCAAAAAATGAACGTTTAAGTTTTTTCAGTTGTTTGCCACAAGCAGGGCAAGACAATACTGAATCGATCACCTCTTTCTGGCATTCAGGACATTTGATTAATGCCATATAATCTGCCTCCTTTGGCTCTCTACTAGCTGACATTTGTAACAAAACATTTTGATTTTATCAGGCTTTTTATTGATATGTGTCAATTGATTAGCTGGTATAGAATGAGACAGGATGCCTTATCGACCTTACTCTGGCAACTGATTGACCGGGGGATTGCTCCCCCGTCGCGGTTTCCTTACTGCTTACACTGTAAGAACGCCGCAAACTCCGCTCCCCAGAAACTCATCCGTATTTCACACAGCGAACCGTGCAGCATCCAGATGATGAGGATTGCCGTCACGCAGAACGTGATGGCCGTAAGCGATTTTTGCGACATAGCACTTGCTCCTTTTCCGGAGAGGCGCTAACCTTTCACTTGTCAAGGTAATGCGGTTAGGGCCTCGGTTAAACAGGGATGTTTTCCGGGGCCTTTCCACATCTGGCCTTCGGGTATTCCCTCCGACCATCAGCCGAAAGGCACCCGCGCGTAATCTATCGCTTTTTTGTTACTCCGGCAATTCTGCCTGTTAATTCTGAGATAAAGGCAAACTCATCTGATTGTTTCCCCTGTGTGAAGCTGGCAGATCATGCCACGGGATATCTTCTGAAGAGTGAACGCCGGAGGCGTGTTTTGATGTGAATTTATGGAAAGCTTCCAGTGTTGAGAAGCATACGCCGCATTCCAGATTGTTACACTGGTAATACTTTTGCCGCACGGTGTTTGAATCATTTTCCGGACGACTGGTGCGGATACGGGCAGATGCGCCACAAAGCGGACAACGGAACATAGCGACCTCCCTTAACGTGGTGCTGTCGCTATTCTAAGTTGCTCACTCTGTTTCCGCTATCCATTCCGGGATTTTTGCTTCAAGCTCAAGCTGAGTGGTAAAGCCGCTGTTATCAATGGTGTGCTCGGCTTTTGCAATAATCCAGTCCTGATTATCAATCTCGCTTTTAAATCCTGTTACCGTGCCATGCATTTCGGGGTAGAGTTCTGCGCGTCCGCGTGCCAGTGTGATGGAGAATGATGCGGCTCCGCGTTGTAGTTGTTGCCACTTTGCCGCCGCTGCGCGTCTTGCTGCCTGCTCGTTCTGATAAGTCTTGCGTAACACAAACACATTGCCTTCCGCGCCTTCCATATAATCACCTTCACGGCTGCTGCTTTTCTCTTTTTTCGGTTTTGGCGGTTTGCGGCGTTTCACGCTGACTTTTTTCTTTTTCCCGTAATTAAGATCAAGCCAGTAAGCGCGTACCCCCGTATACGCCTCGCGGTCAGCAATGCGGAACTGATGGCGATCGCCGCTGCTGCGTGTGATGGCGAACGATGGCAACGGCTGGCCCTGTGCGTTCACGCCACCGCCGGGCATGATGAATAACAGATTACCGCTTTTTACCGTGGTGATTGCGCCCAGCATTTCCGCCATGCGCGTAAGGAAGGACATGTCACTTTCTTCGGTCTGGTCGGCGTGGTCGATTTCGATATGCATCAGCATTTCGCTGATTTGCGGTTTCAGACCGTACCGATGAGCGATGGCGGATACCACACGCTCAACGGTCACATCATGCCAGGACACCTCACGTTTAACGTTAAATTCATCCCGAAAATCTGCGCTTCTGGCTGAAACAGTCAGCCTGTCCGGCGGTCCTTCGTGTGCGATTTCATCGACAATGTAAGAGCCTTTTTCTGTCAGCGGTTCGCCTTTCCAGCCAATGAGAACCGTCAGGCGCGCGCCCCGTGGCGGTAGCTGCAACTGACCATCCGCATCATCCAGCGTGATGGTGAGCTGGTCCGCTTCAAATCCCCGGTTGTCGGTCAGTGACAGGCTCATCAGGCGCTCTGCCACGCCTGACAGCGTTTTACCCTCCGCGAGAATATCAAAATCCGGCATTTTCACGGGGTCTGTGCTCTGACTGAGCAATTGCATGGTGGTGTCGGTCATCTTTCCCTCCCTGTGCGGCATGGTCGCATGTGCGTGCGGAGGGGGTTACTGCTTTTTGTTGTCGCCGGGTCGGGAGAACGGCGCAGGGGTGAGATTACGCGCGTGGTGGGTGATGATTGTTGCCGAATCATTTAACGGATACAAGGGGCTGAAGCTATGAGTGAAACTCGTTTTCATGGTGCCCGTGTTACGGAAAATACCGACCTGGTAACAGCGATTAACGATGTTGATTCCAACGTTATCGGTATCGTGGCAACGGCGGATGATGCGGACGCGAAGCTGTTCCCGCTGAACAAGCCCACACTGCTGACCCGCGTCAATGACGTGCTGGGAAAATGCGGAACAACGGGGACGCTTTATCGTGCGCTTAAGGCCATCGCAGACCAGGTGAGCACAAAGGTGATCGTCGTTCGCGTGGCTGAACACAAAGAAGAAGACGGAAAGACGCAGGATCAACTGGTTATCGGTGGTTCTGAGGATGACGGCAGCTATACGGGGATGTATGCGCTGCTTGTTGCAGAGCAGGATGAAAGCATCGGATACCGTCCGCGTATTCTGGCCGCGCCGGAGCTGGACACGGAGGCGGTGACAAAATCCCTGTGCGTGATTGCGGGTAAACTGCGCGCATTTGTGTATGCCTCATGTCACGGCTGTAACACGATGGCTGAAGCGATTACCTACCGCCAGAAATTCAACGAACGTGAAGTGATGCTCTTATGGCCGGACTTCATCGCCTACAACCCGAAAAGTGGCGAAAACGAAACGTTCCCCGCGCCTGCTTATGCGTGCGGCCTTCGTGCGTACATTGACCATGAGCAGGGCTGGCACAAATCGCTGTCCAACGTTCCGGTTAAAAATGTGCTGGGGATGTCGAGGCATGTGTTCTGGTCGTTGCAGGCCGAAGACAGCGATGCCAACAGCCTCAACAACAAAGAAATCACGACCATTATTCGTCGCAACGGGTTCCGCTTCTGGGGCAACCGCACACCGGAAACGAACGCCTACATCTTTGAGGTGTATACCCGAACCGCACAGGTGCTGGCTGATTCAATTGCAGAAGCGCAGTTTGAAACCATCGACAGTCCACTGACGCCTGCGAACGTGAAGGATGTTATCAGTGCCATCAGGGCAAAACTGGATTCACTGGTTACTGCCGGGAAACTGATTGGCGCGGAGTGCTGGTATGACGTGGTGGATAACAGCACCACGGATTTACGTCAGGGGCGTGTGCGTATTCGCTACAAATATACGCCTGTTCCGCCACTGGAAGACATGGAGCTTTACCAGACGTTTACTGATGAATACTTTGAACCTGCATTTGCGGTGCTGGGAGGTGCCTGATGGCTGTGCCAAAACATCTTCGCTTTTTTACGCTGTTTGTGGATGGTGAAAACGAAGTGGGTAAGGTGACGTCCGTCACTCTGCCTAAGCTGACGCGCAAAACCGACAGCTACCGGGGTGGTGGCATGATGGGTGCGGTAAGTATTGATCTCGGTCTGGACGACTCCGCGCTTGATGCGAGCTTTGTCATGGGGGGCGCAGTTCGTGAGCTGTTCCTGAAGTATGGCGGCACGATTGACGGCACGCTGCTGCGTTTTGCGGGTGAATACTACACCGATGCAGAAAGCGACCTGTATGAAGTCGAAATGCGCGGACGTGTGACGGAAATTGATATGGGGGAAGCCAAACAGGGCGAAGCCACATCACACACTTACGCCATTAAAAACACCTACTACAAGCTGAGTGTTAACGATCGCCCGTTGTGGGAGATTGACCTGCTGAACTTCATTTACCGGAAGGACGGCAAGGACATTGTGCCCGATCGCATCCGTTCCGCGCTTGGGCTTGGCTGATAAGTAATATGCAGGCGGCGCAGTGCGTCGCCTCTGACTGAAAGGAGTTTCCTGATGAAAGAGACGAAAAACATCGATACCGAAAACACGGTCGTTGCTGACACTGTGAAAGAAACCAAGTGAGCGTGGCGTAAAACTTACCCAACCAATTGAGCGAGGCGGCGAAAAAATCACGTATGTGGAGATCACCGGAGCTATTGAGCAGGCTGGATCTCTGCGAGATTTGTCGTTGCCTGATGTGCTGAATCTGAAAGCGGAATCCATGTTTACGCTGCTGTCACGCGTGACATCACCGCGACTGGATGAAGTGACGATCAAAAAATGGCATCCCGTGACTTTATTCAGTTATGTGTGGTTGCCGTAAATTTTTTGAGCGGTGCGGACTCTGGCGGGAAGAACGAACAGGCGACGGAAGCCTGATCACGGTTGTGTGCTTTGAGCACATAGAAGACTTTGTGGCAGATATTGCCGTTATTTTTAACTGGTCGCCCGCCGAAATCTTCATGATGACGCCCGGCGAAGTGGTTAGCTGGCGTGAGCGGGCGGCACTTCGCAGCGGGAATGCAGACAATGAAGACTCTTGATATCCGGGTCGCTTTCAGCGCCGTTGACAGGCTGACCCGGCCTGCCGAAAACGCCCGCCGCCTGATGGGGCAGTTTGGTGACTCCATCCAGCGAACGCAGGGGGCGATCAAAAATCTCGAGCGTCAGGCGCGTTCATTTGAGCGCGCCCGCGACGCTGTCAGTAAAGCGGATGCTGGCATATTGAAAGCTCGACGCCAGCTTAACGCCCTTAATCAGTTACAACACACGGGTACAGTGCTCAGCGAAAAACAACAAAAGACTGATGCAGCAGTTAAGCAC